TCCTATATGTCTATATATAGTTTGATTTGGACATAGATATGTGTTATTTTCATTTTCACTTTAACTAGAAAATAAAGGTGCAAAATTTTTTATAAAATTTTTTCAAATGCTAACGCCAAAACAAATACAACAGCTCCCTCCTGATACTCGCAAAGATTATTTAAAAACAATGCTTCTGGTAGAAGAGAAGAAAAAAGAACAATTAATCAAAGATGATTTCTTAAGTTTTGTTAAGCATATGTGGCCAGAGTTTATTGAAGGTGAACACCATAAGATTATGGCGGAGAAGTTTAATAGAGTTGCGCGAGGCGAACTCAAACGATTAATTATTAATATGGCACCACGTCATACTAAATCAGAATTTGCCTCTAACTATTTGCCAGCGTGGATGATTGGCAACAAACCAGATTTAAAAATAATTCAAGCAACCAATAATGCAGAACTTGCGGTACGGTTTGGTCGTAAAGCTAAAGGTCTTATGGAGCAAGATGAATATAGAGAAATATTTGATACTAGATTAAAAGAAGATTCTAAAGCTGCGGGTAAATGGGAAACCGATCAAGGCGGCGAATACTATGCAGCCGGTGTTGGCGGATCGATAACCGGTCGTGGTGCTGATCTATTAATTATTGATGACCCACACTCGGAGCAAGATGCTATGAATATGGCTAGTTACGATCGGGTTTATGAATGGTACACATCAGGACCTCGGCAACGACTGCAGCCTGGGGGCAGGATAATTGTCGTGATGACTCGCTGGAACGTTGCTGATCTAACAGGTAAGTTGCAAAAAGCACAAAAAGAACCAAAAGCAGACCAATGGGAAGTAATTGAATTCCCGGCAATCTTGCCAAGCGGTAATCCGGTGTGGCCGGGTTATTGGAAGCTAGAAGAGTTAGAAGCTGTGAAAGCATCGGTAAGTATACTAAAATGGAATGCTCAATACCAGCAGAATCCAACAGCTGCAGAAGGTAGTATTATAAAACGTGAATGGTGGAAAATTTGGGATAAAGATGAACCACCACCACTACAACACGTTATACAGTCTTATGATACGGCGTTTATGAAAAAAGAAACAGCCGATTATAGTGCTATAACGACCTGGGGTATATTTACACCACAAGATGGTGCGCCTAATATAATTTTGCTTGATGCTTTAAAAGAACGACTAGAATTTCCTGAATTAAGACAAAAAGCTAAAGAACAATATGATTATTGGAAGCCCGAAACGGTGATCGTGGAAGCTAAAGCTTCAGGCTTGCCTTTAACGTATGAATTGCGTAAACTAGGTATACCAGTTATTAACTTTACACCGAGTAGAGGAAATGATAAACATACTAGAGTAAATTCGGTAGCACCGTTGTTTGAGTCAGGAATGATTTGGGCACCTGATACTAAGTTTGCTGAAGAAGTGATTGAGGAATGCGCTGCATTTCCATTAGGTGAAAATGATGACTTAGTGGATAGTATGACTCAAGCTATAATGCGATTTAGACAAGGTGGCTTTGTTGATCATCCAGACGACTATGAGGATGAACCGTTGCCACAACAACAAAGAACATATTACTAAGAGGTAAATAATGGCAATTGATAAAGTAAACGATTTAACTAAACAAGTTAACGTCATAGACCCTTCCATAGAAGTAGGGAATCCCAATGAAGAAATAGATATTGAAATGTTAGAAGACGGTGGGGCCGAAATTGATTTTGATCCCAATCAGTCAGTAGAACAACAAATTCCACACGAAGCTAATTTAGCAGATTTTATCGAAGAAGATGAACTTAGTTTAATGGCAAGTGACCTAACACAAACTTATGAAGATTATAAAGCTGGTCGCAGAGAATGGGAACAAACTTATACTAGAGGTTTAGACTTATTAGGTTTTAAATATGAAAACAGAGCAGAACCTTTTCAAGGCGCGTCTGGTGCAACACATCCCGTATTAGCAGAATCTGTTACTCAGTTTCAAGCTTTAGCTTATAAAGAATTATTACCTGCAGCAGGGCCGGTCAGAACTCAAATCATTGGTGCAGTAACTCCAGACTCAGAAAAACAATCTGCTCGAGTAAAAGATTTTATGAATTATCAGTTGATGATTAAGATGAAAGAGTACGAGCCAGAGTTCGATCAGATGTTATTTAATTTACCTTTAGCAGGATCAACATTTAAGAAAATTTATTTTGACGATGTACTAGGACGTACCGTTTCTAAATTTGTACCAGCAGAAGATTTAGTGGTAAGCTATAACGCTACTTCACTAGAAGAAACAGATTGCATTATTCACGTTATCAAAATGTCTAAAAATGATTTGTTAAAGCAACAGCAAATAGGTTTTTATTCTGATGTAGAATTAGGCGACGCTGGCTATGGTGTTGACAATGAAATTGATGAGAAAAAAGATGAAATCGAAGGTGTTGTTAAAACAGGAGACCACGAACTACATACATTGTATGAATGCCACACTGAATTAGATGTACCTGGTTTTGAAGACAAAGACCAAGAAGGCTTACCAACCGGAATTGCATTACCTTACATCGTAACTATTCACGAAGAGTCAAATCAAATTTTATCTATTAGAAGAAATTACGCTGCACAAGATCCAATTAAAAAGAAACAAGAATACTTTGTGCACTTTAAATTTTTACCAGGACTAGGCTTTTATGGCTTTGGTCTAATACATATGATCGGTGGTTTATCTAGAACTGCTACCACTGCTCTACGCCAACTACTTGACGCCGGCACCTTGTCGAACTTACCTTCCGGTTTCAAACAACGTGGTATTAGAGTACGTGACGAAGCTCAACCGTTGCAGCCGGGTGAGTTCCGTGATGTTGATGCCCCTGGTGGAAATCTTCGTGACGCATTTATGCCGTTACCATTTAAAGAACCATCACAAACATTATTACAGTTAATGGGTGTCGTGGTACAAGCCGGTCAACGGTTCGCGTCTATTGCTGATATGCAAGTGGGCGATGGTAATCAAGGTGCCGCAGTGGGCACGACTATGGCGTTATTGGAACGTGGATCGCGGGTTATGTCTGCTATTCACAAACGTTTATATGCCGCAATGAAATGTGAGTTTATGCTATTAGCGAAAAGTTTTGCAACTACATTACCACCACAATATCCATATGACGTTGTAGGCGGTAATCGCGAAATCTTTGCTACGGACTTTGATGAAAGAATAGATATTATTCCGGTTGCTGATCCAAACATCTTTTCACAGACACAACGAATTACGATTGCACAAACTGAATTACAAATGGCAATGTCAAATCCACAGATACATAATTTATATCACGCTTATAAACATATGTATGAAGCGCTTGGTGTTAAAGATATAGACATTTTACTACCACCACCGATGCAACCACAGCCTTTAGACCCTGCTAGTGAAAATATTTTAAGTTTAAATGCTAAAAAGTTTCAAGCTTTTCCAAAACAAGACCATCAATCACATATGCGAGCACATTTACAGTTTATGGGTACCACTATGGTGCGTAATAATCCAAAAGCGCTAGGTATGTTGCAGCAAAACTGTATGGAACACATAAATTTGATGTCTGGAGAACAGATTGAAGTAGAATATGCCGAAGAAATTCAACAATCACAGCAAATGTCACAACAAATGCAACAAATGATGCAACAGGCGGGACCAAATGCAGCACAAATGCAACAAAACCCACAATTTATGGAAGTACAGAAGCAAATTGAGCAAATGGCCGTAGCTATGGAAGCTAGAAAAGCACAATTAGTCGCCGAATTTATGGAAGACTACGCAAAAGCAGAACGTGAAGTATTAAATCAAATAGAAAACGATCCATTATTAAAATTAAAAGACCGTGAGCTAGATTTAAAAGCTAGAGACAACCAACGTCGTGAAGAACAGGATGAAAATGATCTAGCGATGGATAGTGCAAGATTATTACAAGCACGTGATCTTACAGAAACTAAGATTGCAGAAAATGACAAACATCAAAAACTTAGAGCGGCAGTATCTTTAGCTAAAAGCGGTATAAGTAAAATGTCCACTGAAATTAACGAAGGATAAGTAATGGCAACAGAAGACTACATCGGGGGTATAGGTGGTCTAATGACAATGGCGGCTTTGTTTGCAGGTAATCAACAAAATAAAAATAACCAAGATTTAATGAACTTGCTTACTCAAAGCCAAGAAGGAACAGAAACAGAAACAGAAACTGCTACTGACTTACTAACTGGAATAGATGATCTTTACTCTCCAGGGGTTGTTGATGAGCAAATTAGAACCGATTTAGACACAGCTAATCAAGCAAGAATAGAAGCGGACAAAGAAGAAAATGGTTTTTTACGAAATATATTTAATAGTATTACGAACTATACAGTTGGTAATGATGGGGAAGCTTTAGACGGTCCAGAATTTGATGAATATGTAAAAAATAACAAAGGTTCATCCGCTTATAATGCTTTGGCTACTGCATTACAAGTTGGTGGAGGAATTCCAGGTCTTGTAGCTGGTTCTGCAATGAAAACCGACCCAATACCCGATGCATTAACTGCAGTAACAGACAAGACTAAATATGCTTTTCCAGGAGCCGACACAATAGACTATATAACAGGAGGCGAAGGAGATGTAGGCAGGACTATGTATGAGCAAATGCAGTCATCAGGCGGTTTTGATAATGACTCTTTATATCGTTTAAAAGAAATTGATAGGCTTAATAATAATTTAGATATTGCTGTTGAAGATTATCCTACTTGGTATAATGAAGATGATATTGAAGGAACTATTGCTGGTAAGTATGTTACAGACACTTTACCTTTAACTAAGTATGATCCAAAAGCTGATGCCGACCAAGTTATTACTTACACAACCCCTTATTCTGAACAAAGAGACGGTGAAACAATTTACCCATTAGGTATGGAGATTGCCGATATAATGCGAAACGGTCCACCA